GCAAATGTCACCCCAAACCACTACCTGATTTTGATTTACAACAAAGAAGCCTGCTTTTAGGTCAGCACGTGCCCCAATACGGCGGTCAAGTGTAGTCTTAGAGAAGTCAACAATTTGTAAATTATCCTGATCTGACTCAGCGTCAAGCGCATAGATAAAATTTGTATAGTCTGAAAGGATAATAGTGTTAGCAGGTAGTCCGTATTCTACTACTACAGGAATATCCAAGTAAGTAAGAGACAAACCAACTGTTACGTTTGTTACGTTATTTTGTGCAGCCGTAGCAATTCGGTAGTTTGCTGCTACGTCAGGAGAAACTTTGAACTGCATATTAGCAGGATTTACCAACATTTCAGGTGTAGCGTCACCCAAAACAGTTCCCATTGTAGCAAGTACGTTAGACGAAGTAATTGCAGCTGTTCCTGAAGGGATAAACTCTTCGCCGTCGCACAAACGCTTCAACCAACCATCACACAAAGCAAGTGGGTGTGTTCCACTTGCCGTGTCACCTTGCCACATAATCTGCGCTAATTCTTGGTGTCCTTTCTTCGCCATTTGTGCCCAAAAGAAATTCATGAAAGATGCAACAGAAAAGTCCGAGTTTGAACCTTTAGCCATCTCAAGAGCCAACCAAGACTGCTCCAAGTCATATTGACAAACAGAAGCCTGTGAAGTCAAGGCACAAACGTCAATTTCAATTGCTGAAACTGTAGAGTCAACTGCAGAAAAATCACAGCCTGCTTCAGCAAGCACTCTACCGAAAACGACAGTTGCCACCTTAGTCTTATTTTTTATCCCTGGTAGGACACGATAATTTGTTACGGCATTTTCCATTCCGTAAAGAAGCGAATAATACTCGCTTGGGTTCGCTTGAAGCAACGCACTTGCGTCTACTGTCAAATCAAATTTGTACTTTTTAGCCATTTCTTATTTCTTTAAGAAGTTTGTAACTTGGGTAAACATTTGTGCAGCTGACATTTTTACTTCCTCTACGGGTGCTGCTTCTTCCGTATCAGTCAATTCATTTTTAAGGTCTGCAATGACTTGCAAAATTTCGCTAATACGCTGCTCTAAAACAGGGTTAACAATTGCAAGGATAGCGTCAGTATCTGCTGCAGGATCAATAGCTGCTTCAACTTCTACTTCAACAGCTGGTTCTTCCTCTACAGGTTCTTCAGCTGGTGCTTCGGTTGGTGCTGCCATTTCTACTTCAGTAGATGCTTCAACTTCCATTGCTACCTCAACTTGCGGCTCTCTAACTTCGACAACTTGCCCGTCTTTTACAACGATAACTGTCCCGTCTTCAAGCGTGTGTTCGCCTTCTGGTAACATATTTGTTTGTTTTTGATTACTTAGTTTAAGACCTAAAAAGCCTTCAATAGAAAAGCCTACTTGACCAGCTTCGACTAACTTATTATAGTAGTCCGTATCTGTAACCTGAGCGGTTACCATAAGCGTTCCTTTAGGTACTGAAATTCCAAACGTACTCATTGCCTTATCGGCTTCGGGCGTATCTACTAGCCAGGCTTCTAAAATATAGGCAGGTACAATTTTATCCCCTTCGTGTTCTAGATTAAACAAGTTGCGGTTGTTTAAGTTTAACATGAAGTCCTTAAATATTGTGTCTATTTCTTGCTCCGAAAACTGCACATAGTATTCACCCATTTCGTCGTCGCGTCTGTAAATGTCCATAGGGATCATTGCAGGGGCGGTAATTCTATACTTTTTTTCGTCAGCGAAGTGGCTCTTAGCTTGTGACTTAAACGCGACACCTTTAACAAGTACGGCAGGATTTGCGGTAAAAGCTATAGCGTCAACGCCTAGAGGTTCTGTGCCGTCGTTATAAGTTTCGTCTATAGTAATTTTGTAAGTCGGTAGTCCTTCCATTGCTTTAATAAGTACACTAAAAATGTTTTGGTTAATTTTTAAACATATTTTTTATATCTTTGATTAAAATCTAAGAACATGGTAAGAGAACCAATTTTTATTTTAATTACGTTATGGGCTTTGCGTTTAATATTTGCTGCTTATTTACATGGCGAAGAAAAGGTAGGAAAGTATAATTTTTTTATTAACCTTTGGGTGGTAGGTATAAATATCTTATTGCTTACTTGGGCAGGACTATTCAAATAATAAATAAAATAAAATGATACAAATTTACGGGGTCGAAATACCCAACCAATTAAGCGAGTTGACAGTTCAACAATTTGACGAACTCAACAAAATTGAGAATAACCAGGAACTAGATACTATAGAAAAGTGGATAGAAAAATTTATCTATCTAGGCGTTCCTGAAAAGGCGTTCGATAATATGGAACTTGAAGAGTTTGCGAACTATATTAAAGAGTTTAATAAGTCGGATATTCCAAACGGCGACAAAGTAACTGAATTAGTTATTGATAACTATACGTATAAGGCAAACGAGACAATAGGCGTTAAAGATATAGGTTTATTAGAACGAATTTATCGAAGCCAAGCTAATGACTTTTGCGCTCAAACCTTAGCTATTATTTTTAAGCGTACGGACTTAACACGTACCGAACACTACGCACCTGCGCACTTAAAGTTTAAGGTGAACTTAATGAAGAAACAAAGTGCAGTTATTGCCTTCCCGTATATAATGGAAATCTTACAAAAGATAACTTCTATATCCGAAAAGAAAATAGAAGAAGCTAATAAAGACGTAACAGAATAAGGGTGAATTTACCTAGAAATTGGAACGAAGTTAGTGTAAGTCAGTGGCAAGAATTAAACTCTATTGACAAAGAAGAATTTAATAGCTTTTTTTTACAAATAATAGAAGGTCTATCTATACTCAGCGATACAGACCCCGAAGAGTTTGAAGACCTTGATCCCGAAGAATTGATTAACCTAGCTAAACAAGTTAGTTTTATCAAACGTGAGCCGTCTAATAAGCCAAATGAATTGGTAAAAGGTTTTAGATTAAAGCCGTTAGACAGGCTTACGTTAGGGGAATTTATAGACCTTGAACATTATACTATGCAATTAGCTGAAAATTTCGACATATTGCTTAGTATATTATACAAACGTTGGAAAACGGATGAGTGGAGCAACGTAATATTTGAGCCTTATTCGTATAGTCTAGTGAGCCGTAAAGAAGTATTTAGCGACGTATCAATTAACGAGGTTTTTGGAGCGGTAAATAATTATATTAGTTATGCAAACGACTTTAAGAAACGCTACGAAAATTTATTTAACCCAATAATAGAGGAAGACGAACCAGCTGATCTAGACGAAGACGACCTTAAAGCGGAAGCCGAAGAAAAGGTATTTACTAAATGGTCGTGGGAAAAATTACTATACGACTTATCTAATCAAGACCTAACTAAAATAGACGCCGTTACAGACCTTCCTTTAGTCTTCGTCTTTAACATGTTATCAATGGTCGAAGAATTACAGCTAAATAAAGTTTAACCCCAAACGTACCAACCTTTGTCGTATTCGAATTCTTTATCCCACTTCTGATTATCAGCACCAAACAAGTTGTATTTAATATTCACCTTTACATTGTCAGGTGTCATACCTACAGTATCAGCGTTAAGGAAGGGATAAGTCTTAACCATATAATTTAAGTATTCACCAATAGCTTCATTCAAAAAGCGTTGTCCGTTATTCGAAGCCATTGCGTTTTTAGTTATATAGTGCGGTCGTATTGCACCGCCGTTAGGAAGAATTGCACCCTTATCTAAAAACATATAATAGTAAATAGCTGAAATTACAATATAGATATTGTTAACGTCACCACTTGCCGCAGCTATACGTATGCTATCCTTCATTGTATACGTGTCAACCAAACCCTGTCTTTGTATTTCCTGCTGAATTGCACGTTGTAAGTGCATACGAGTTTTATACTTTATTCTATATTGACCTTCCATAATCTTTTAAGTATTCCCTAGTTATTTTGGTTAAATCAAATACCACTTATTTAACGCTCCACAAATTAAAGTCCGTGTACCTATAGGTGCTATAGTTATAGTTGCTCCTGATCCGTCTATAGTTGATCCGTTCGTGTTTAAGAAGGTGTTATAGTCTGTAGACTTAATAACTAAAACTTGACCTATTACAGACGTCGTAGGAAGATAAACAGTAATAGCTGCAGGTGGGGTTGCAATTAAACAATAATCTTCAGTAGTTATGTAATAGTCAGCGTCAATATTTAGAACCTTAAACGCTACACTTCCGAAAAGATTAAGAGCTGTAATATCAGCGAAATCTGCCGTAAGTTTATTTGTCGCTATACCTGTTTGGTCTAGGACTTTATTGTTACCTACTATAATACCATTAACCCCAGGCTGTATAACGTTACCCTGTCCGTAAATTGCACTAACCGAAGTAGAGGGTACAGTATTACCAACAAAACTATTATTCCAATGTATACTTCCCGTATGACTAGATAGGTCGCCTACAGTCGTAGGGGTTACGCTTCCCTTCTTAAATGGTGCTAGGTCTATTTCAGTATCCGCACTCATTAACTCTACCTTAGTTAAGTTCTGAGCGTTACAGTCGTAGTCTATAACCTTGTTAATAGTCCACCACGAATTATCTATACGTATCTTAGAATTTAATTTTAAGCTTTGTATGTCGTCTTCGCGTAGGTTAAAGTAAGCCGTCAACATTTTACCGACGTTTATCTGGTTTACAGTACGTCGCCAATAGAGGTTATACAGGTTGTTATTCGTTATACTATAACCCTGATAAAACATATAATCAGGTTGGGCAAATAAAATATCGAAGGTAGGGTTAACAGGGTTGTCCCAATGGTGCAATATAGGGTAGGTCGTTACGTTCGTTTCACCTGTACTTCCGTAGTTATACAAGTTGTAAGCGTCACACGTTCCAACGCCCCCGTCGTGAAGGATACGAATATTAACCTTAGGCGCACCTGATAATAAAGGTAGGTAAGCGTTAAATGTACTTTGACCTATAGGCGTAGGACTGAAAGTAATTTCTTTAGTATCTATTCCCTTTACGTACTCGTTGTCGAAGATATATTCTAGCTGCCCGTATATTTCTTTAGTCGCTTCGAAGTATGTCTTGTTAGGGTCGTCGCTGTCTTGCTTGTAAGTTAAGATCAGTTTCTTTGCGCTTAGTTCAGGAAGGAAGTTTAACGCCTGGTCTTTATCCTTAGCTAACTTGTACGTCCAGTCTATTTCTGCTCCGCTGTCGTAATAGTCATCGCGGTGCATAAGAATAATATTGTTAGGTATTTCTGGATCAGGTTCTACGTAAAGGTTATACATGGTAAATACTGACTTAATAAAATCAGCTTGCTTTACCTTATTGGGAACGGCGTTATTCATGTCAATGACCGCCCCGTATCCTAGAATATTAGAGGAAGGTAATATACGAACCTGTAAAGAGGTAAAGTCACACGTCGTTATAATAGGCGTAGGTACACCGCCTGCAAACCAAGTAGTACCTATATTCATTGAACACCCACCTAACAGGTCTAGCGTGTCCGTGGTAATTACGTTACTAACTAACAAAGTAACTGTACCCGTAACTGTACCCATTAAAGTTGTCCCGTTAGGAATAAACGAAAAGAACCCTACAGGAATACCTTGGGGCATTGCTGAAACTGTGTATAAAGTTCCGTTTTTATTTACCGCAAAAATAGGTGAATAAGTCGTAGAACCAGACTGCAAAAAAGCAAAT